GCATCCAATGAGAGAATGAAGATTTCACAGCAAGAGCATATACTCTCATGCCTAGGCGATGAGCCTGAGGTTAATGTGAAAATGTATGAAGCCGTTAACGCTGTGGTGGATTCTGGCAAATGGATCTATATAGGTTGGCAATCTTTTTGTTATAAGTGCTGATTTCAATTCCACTAAAAGACATGATTAAGTCCTTAATAGCATCGGCTTTAGGTTTATTGATGTCCTCTATGCGGTAGAACTGACAATTCATATTCTCAGTTTCTATTGTATCAAAATCATATACATGTAGATTGCCAAAACCCATTTTAGATAGCATAAGGGCAGTGAATGATCCCACTGCCCCTGCGCCTACAATAACTATCCGTTTACCTAAGACCTCTTTGGGTATTAAATCTGACTGTCTTGTTAGGTATTCTGGTTTAAACATGATCACCGCCATATTCTAATAGATTATCTGGTTTGTTATCCATGGGATCTGCGGGTTTAGTGTAGCTCCCGATAAAATCCACCATCTTTTCATAATCTCGATCAAACTCAAAATAGAATTCAAAGAGATCTCTTTCTGTAAGTTGCATATACTCAGTGTTTAGATAAGATACACACCAATCTTTCCAATCGAATTTCTCATTGATTGTACAACCCATACCAAACCTAGCAATGCTGTATATTGGATTATCTGGATCAACTTTCTCCTCATCTAACGAAGCTAATATCTCTTTAAAAGCTATATCTATGTCTTCTTTTAGAAGACCATTCATACTTATAAGATCAGTAAAGTCATCCATTAGATCATGCGCTTTAACATTGTCTGAATAAACCCATGCACCAAATGAATTATAATAACCCTTTCCTCTAGAGATACCAGAATTGCCAGTGAAAACTTTAGGTTTAGATTTCTCCTCAAGCTCTTTACTCCACTCTTCTATCTGTGCTGCATTTGATTGATATAGGATGGTGGTTGGAATCTCATCTGCGAATACCTCTGGATAGAATTCATGATTTTTACCTTGATAATAAGCCGATCTCATTTCACGTTTCTTATTAAAAACAGTCGCCACTATATAACCATTGGCACCGAGATCTTTTATGGTGTCCATGTCTGTGCCAGACCAGTAGACAGCCATATTAACATGACTGTGCCACCAGAAGTTAAGATCACCCTCATCATCTTTTGAATCAAACATAAGCTTAGCCACAGCATCTTTATCTAGATCTGTGCTGGCAGATGTATTTTCTTGTTTGAGTAGATAGATCTTATTAACTATTAACTCATTGTCAGATCCACGTATGATTCTACCAAGACCTGATACTTCGCCTGTGGAATTTTGTACATAGTGATCTATCTCTGCATAGACCTCTGGTCTAATTGTTAACTTCATTGCCACTCCCCTAATTTAACGATTGTTGTTATTGTACTTAACTTTACATATTCCTCACCCTCTACGCCTCTCATTACTCCAGTAAAATCATCATCTGAATCAGCACCATCTAATTCAAATTCCTCAAATGTATATGCATTACCACTGTTGTCCATAACCACACTTCCATCAGGAACGCTCATTATAAATGGATTGATAATTTCAGTTGTATAATGATCCCATAAGTTTACACCAACCATAGATTCTATTATTTCTCTAGCATTTTTTTTAAATAGATTTGAGCAAGTATCGTTTAATGATGTGAAAGAGGTGTCGTAACATCCCTCATAAATGCCATTAAAATTACTCGCAAATTCTCTTATAAATCTATCGTGAGAAACATTATCAAGTGTAAGTCTTTTCATATCAAAGAATTTCTGATCATTAGTTATTAATTTATCTCTATCGGGTTTAGTTGCAATGGCACCGACAATTAACTTATCAATCTCTTCTGGAAAACAATTAAGAGGGAGTATCTCTAGCATATTCTCATGGAAACAATTCAACCTAACCTCTACATTCCGTTCAACATCTTCTTCAAAGTGGTGGTAAGCTCTATGCGGTTGATCAGGGCAATACTCGCTAATAACTGATTCAACCATAGAGAGAATCTCTAGGTAATTATAATTGGCTACTAGGGCGGTATCTAACCTACTCGTCATGTTGCCCCAACATAAATTTCCATCGCTAACATGAGGATGAGACGTTTTCCAATTATATCTGAAGTTGAAACAAGGAAGTACCTTTTTAAGTGATCCATCTTTATTTAGTATTGCCAAGAAATATCCAAATTCTATTTCCCTATTAACACCATTGTTAACATCGTAATGTCTGCACTTTAAAGGTTGAGAGGTTATAAAATAGTGACCCCCTGGCAAGTTAACAATTCTTTCACTGTTGCCTCTGCTCCAAGATTGCCAACCTATATAGATCCATTTGCCAGAATCCACCACAGCGTTAACGGCTTCATACATTTTCACATTAACCTCAGGCTCATCGCCTAGGCATGAGAGTATATGCTCTTGCTGTGAAATCTTCATTCTCTCATTGGATGCATTCCTTAATTGCTCTGAATAAGCGTTGTAATTATCTCTAGCATTACTCCGAAAACCTTCTAAGCGTGAGCTAAACCTATCTATCTGATTCTGTATCTCTGCCTTAGATTCCATATTAAAGTTACCGGCTTCTTTATTAATGTATAATAGATCTTTCTGAGCTATAAGACCTTCTTCATTAGATAGGTTATCTGTGTATCTCTTCATGGCATCGAACATACATTTGTTAATGTCTTGGATTTCTAATTGATCTAAGAATCTATTTCTAAATAGATCCCATACGTATAGATCTGTAATGGAAACAAATTGAAGATTGTTTTGCATAAGCTTAGATAGGTATTCCCAAATCTTAAGACCTTTCTTTTTGTTAGATTCAGCAAATGCAGCATTCCAAGATACCAATAACTCTTTTAGAGTTGCTTCATGATAAGGAGTTTCGTTTATCATCTCTTGAGGTTCTGATGGGTGATTATCTTGTTCAGATTCACCAGCATCTCTTTCTGTTAGAATTCTAGGCTCACCAAAATTAAATGTACGCGAAGGATTAAGTTCTACCCTTATTTCCTGCTGGTCAGTGGTTGGTAATACCCATGATGAGTTAGTTGAATACCCATGTTGTGTTTCTTCGGTGCTGGCTGCACTACTCGATACTAATCCACCGTCTTGGCTGACGGGGCGCGCCCTTTCCATAAGATCTCTATAGGTTTGTTCAGCTGATTCTCTAGCTTCATTTATCTCATCTTGAGTTAAATTTATTTCTGTATTTGCCATGATTGCATTCCTCTAATAATAGAGGATGCGATAGACTCAAACATCTCCCGCATCCCCATGTTAACTACTTACCACCCTTAACTTTTTCTCCAAATGTAACAAAACTATAGTCCTCTAATTCGGAACTATAACTTGCTTCATTGCCGTTAATCTTGGCAGTGTAATTTTCACCGATGCCGAGTTCTTTCGCTACTTCACCGACTGTTTTACAGTTGTTAAAAGTTTGCGCTCTACCACCGATAACCTGTCCAGTAATGCTGTTTGCACTCATGAGATCTCCTTTGTTGTGCTAGTCAATTAGCAACCATGATTGTGTGGAAGGAAAATAGAAGGAAATATTCCTTCCGTCAAGATTAAATTAAGATTTATTTTAATTAAATAAGATAGGTCTACTTCTCTATGATAGAGATCTTAACTTTACCATCTAATACGCTCTCAAGTCTCGGTACAATCCTTTGGGGGATGTCTTGGATTGAATACCATTTATCAATAGTAGATGATGAGTTGTAACCTAATAGGTATGCAAGTTTCGCCCTGGAGTTATCCCCATTGCTTAACCAAACGTCCATTTTCTTTAAAAGCTTCTTCATGAAATTTTCCTGATATTTTCCTTCCATTTTTAAAACAACTGTTCTAGGTTGTAAAGAAATTATGCTGGAAAAAATAAATGAACTACTCAAGAACCAGACGACGAATCTTAATAAGGATGAAAAGCTTAAATATCTTAACGCTCTTGGCTATAAGAACTGGCGAAGTGTTTTGGAAGCAAGCGAAGACAGCATTGGGGAACTACTTGCTGCGTTAAAGAATAACGCACTGGTAAATAAGGTTGTAGACCTATCAGGTGCCCGTTATATGGTGACTTATCCAAAGGGAAATAGAGAGGTAAAAAATGTTCATTGGTCAAATAAGGAAATCGAAAGGTATTTGAATGCGAAATGATATCATTATCATGTGGAAGATTTCGAGAGGAAATGCGAATGCGGTGATCCCAATTTCATACTGGTGTATGGATGGGCAGCTGACATGAGTAGAATGACGGTTTATATGTTGTGTCCTTTATGTGATGCAATAATTGACGATAACTTTAACTTTTTAGAAGGACTGGGAGAGTAACATGGACACATCAGATCTTGAGTTGGATATTGACAAAATTCAAGCTCAAGCCAGGAAAGAACTTTATGAAGATAAATTTAAAGAGGCTGTGGAGAAAGAGAAAGCTAAAATATTAGCTCACAAGCCTCTCATGCACAGGATTTTCCCTTGGAAGATTATTGTGATTAGGAGGGATGGTGAGAGTTAAATTTACCAATGACATTTATAGCAAGCCAAGTATTTCAGGAGTAACTAATATTCTCATTGATGGGTGCTGCATAAATATTTGTTTTGATAATATAGATAATTGTCTATGGGCAGATGAAGCCTATAGATATACTTTCGATAATTATTTAAATGCTAGCAATACTATAAAGGAAAACAACATTGGTGACATGGTTTACACGCCTCAGGGGCAGGGAATTATTATTCCCATTGGTGAAAATGTTAACAGAGAAGATTATACAGGCGAACAACAAACACTTTCTAAATCACTGGGTGATGATGGAAAGGTTTATGAACTAATAAAAAGAGAGGTAACTGATGACACTGAAAGAAGCGAACTCATTGAGCGTAGAAGATCAGGCAAAGAAAGAGATCTTAGAAGAGAAATCAAAAGAGAAGGTAGAAATTTACAAAAAACTCTTAAACTCTTATCTAGAGGCAAGGAAAGTTTTGGCGAACATCAAGCGTGAGATCGAAGATGTTAAAGAAGAAATTGAGCAGGATGAGAAAGATCTTGAATTAGATTTTTAGCAATTAGGGATCATGGTCTAGTTAGGTCAAGGACATCGCACTGTCACTGCGAAGGTCACGAGTTCAAATCTCGTTGATCCCGCCAATAATGGAGATTTGCTTATGAGGATTATTAATATTAGAGATCCTGAAACGCATAAATTATTAACGGTTTTAGAAATGGAAAATCCGAAATGCAAAAGTGCAAAAGGATTGGCTCCTATGAATGAATCTTGCGGTGGCTGTGTTGGTTGTCTTTTAGAACAGGCAATTTTCAATAAATTAGAAATTGAAGAGATTTCACGATGAATATTTATGAAAGACGATAACTTAATAAGACAATTACAAGAATCTAATAAAACACTTACTAAGCAATACGCTGATGCTGTTAAAGAGATAAGTGATATAAAAAGTTTGTTATATAGTCAGCAAGAGTTTGTACATAAGCTAACAGAAGAAAAACAAGCTTGCTCTAAGTGTTTAGAAGAAGAGAGATGGAAGAATAAAGTTTTGTATCAAGAAAACACGGAACATTTAGAAAAGGTTAAAAGTGCTACAGCTTGTATTCGGTATTATGCTAGTAGGATGGATAAGGGACGAAAGGCTAATATGTGGCTTAAGGAGTATGAATGAGTGAAGATATGACCACTGGGTGCTACGATGAGTTTTTAAAAGCTTTGCAAAACTATCCCAGCCAAGACAATCAAGGATTTATACCAGATAGAGGTGGCTTCAAATGTGGCTGGTTTTCGTGCTGGCATTATCACGAAAGAAAAACAAAAAGACTTGAACATGCCTTAAGTAAAACTCATAGCAATTGGGAAGAAATAGCTAAAGAAAACGAACACCTAAAAGGATTGCTCACAAGGATCGTGAATATTGGAAGCGAATATAAGCAAAGTCTGCATAATAGCGATGTGTGGAATGGAAGCGGAGATACATCACTTTAAGCATAGGGGATCAGGTGGAACTGATGACCACTATAACAGAATGCCTCTGTGCAGAAAACACCATTCGGAATGTCACCAAATGGGTAAGAACTCGTTTTCATTCAAATATTGCAGAGTAGAGAATTGGCTTCGTGACAGAGGTTGGAAATTTGATGATAATTTTAACAGGTGGTATCATGAATAAGGTTGAGGATGAAGCTCTTAGAAATACCCACTAGGGACATGTTTAGAGAACGTGTGGAATGGCTCTTAGAGTACTCCTATGAATTAGGTGACGATGTTGAGGATCAATTGATCCATGGCAAATTACTAGAGATTCTCGCCCTATGGAAAGAATATTATCAATACGATGATGATCTTAAAGAGGCTAATGAGAAGATTAAGGAAACAAAATGAGTGATGAACATAATTGTGCAGGTGAACGATGCTTTCACTGCCTTTTAAAAGAAATGATCAAGATTGCTAAAGAAAAAGAGAAACTAGACAAATAAGATCTTTTACATTTAGACTAAGTATGTCGAATGACATGGAGAAGTCTGAATGAATATCAAGTGTGAATACACGGAGCTTATTGAACCGCATAAACTAATCCCAAATCCTAAGAACCCAAACAAACATCCCGATGAACAGATAAATATGTTAGCTAAGATAATTGACTATCAAGGGATGAGATCACCCATTGTCGTATCTAAAAGATCTGGTTTTATTATTAAAGGGCATGGTCGCTTAGAAGCTCTTAAGGAATTAGCATGGGAGAAAGTCCCGGTAGACTTTCAAGACTATGATAGTGAAGCACAAGAGTATGAGGATATGGTAGCTGACAATGCAATAGCAGAGTGGGCAGCACAAGATCTCGCAATGATTAATCTAGACATCATTGACCTGGGACCAGAGTTAAAAATAGAAATGCTCGGTATTAAGGATTTTGTCTTAGAGCCTGTTGAGAAATACGATAAGCAAGATGATGTGCCGGAGATTAAACACAACCCTATTACTAAGCGTGGAGATATTTGGCTGTTAGGTGAGCATAGAGTGATGTGCGGTGATGCAACTTCTATAGATGATCTAGATAAGGCGATCGGTGGAAATATCATTGATTATTTAATAACAGATCCTCCCTATGGAATAGATGCAATAAAGAAAAGTGGAGTTTTATCTGAGAGGTATGAGCAATATAAGGGTGATGAAAATACAGACTGCGCAGAAGATTTTATGCAATTAGCGCTAAGTAGGTTTGATCGACATATTGTGTTTGGAGGTAATTACTTCGCGCACTGGCTCCCCCAGAGTACCCATTGGATTATTTGGGATAAGCGTGGTGCAAATATGGAGGGCGGCAATAAGAATGGTGATCAGTCGGATTGCGAAATAGCTTGGACGAATTTACCTAAAAGAAACGTCAAATGTTATAAGCACGTATGGGCTGGATGGTTTAGAGCCGGGAATAAAAAAGATGAGCTAAAGTCTAAAGTCCATCCAAGTCAAAAACCAGTCGGATTGTTTGAGAAGATATTTGAAGACTATGAATTTAAATCAATGTTCGATGCTTTTCTCGGATCAGGGTCAACGCTAATCGCATGTGAAAAGACTAATCGTAAGTGTTATGGAATGGAATTAGATGAGCATTATTGTGATGTTATAGTAGAACGATGGCAGAACTTTACTGGCAAGGAAGCCATAAGTGAATCAGGGATAAGATATAATGAGCTTAAAGGTTGAAATAGACTTTAAGGTACTTGACGCATTATTGCAGTTTAAGGTCACAATGGAATATGTATGTGACTATTTAAAAGTATCTCAAGATGCCTTAAGACGCCGTATACGTGAGGAACACGATAAGACATTCATAGATTATGCAAGGCTTAGACGCGACAACACTGCGAGGAAATTACAGCAAAAGGCTATTGAAATGGCGCTAGGCGGTAATAATACTATGATGATCTTTTGTCTTAAGAATATGGCTGGATGGGCTGACAAACAAGAGATATCAGGCAATGAAATACAACCATTAACTATAACCTATGTGAGACGTGGTGATGAAGCAGTACACTGATGAAAGTAGAGTTACTCGATCATCAATGGGAGTTCTTAGAATCAAAGATCAAATTCACGTTGTTATCAGGAGGTATTGGTAGTGGAAAGTCTTGGGTTGGCTCTCACTATATCATTAACAGGGTTAGGAATTTCCCTAATTCTCTTCATTTCATCGGAACAAACACATATTCCCAGTTACGGGATTCAACACTATCGTGTCTGTTTGGTGTGCTTTCAGATCTTGGCATTTCTTTTTCTTACAATCAAAATCATGGTCTGCTCGAATTCCTAGGCGGTAAAGTTCTTTGCAAATCAATGGAGAACTTCAACTCTATTAGAGGTATTGAGATAGGCACATTCTGGTTAGATGAAACCCGTGACTTAAAAGAAGAAGCCTTTCAAGTACTCATGGGTAGATTGCGATGCAAGAATTGCGATAAGCTAGAGGGTAGACTTACATCATCACCGGCTGGGTTTAATTGGCTGTATGATTATTTCACTCCCGATGGTGAGCATAGGACTGATGAGTTTGAATTAATCAACGCATCTTCATTTAACAATCCACATTTACCGCATGGATATATAGAGTCTATGCGGGATCAATATACAGAAGCATTCTTTAAACAGGAGGTATTAGGTGAGTTTATTAACATCACTAGCGGCAGAGTTTATTTTGCTTTCGACAGGGAAAAACATGTCAAAGATATTAGTAGAAGACCGACTCCGACGCGATTTCAAGGAAGCCTCTATATTGGTCAGGATTTCAACGTGGATCCTCTCGCCGGTGTTGTGTGTGAGTATATCGATAACACTCTTTATGTTACGCAGGAAATCTTCTTAAGAGATTCAAACACATTTGAATTAGCTCGCCATATTAAGAAGAAACATCCAGGTAGAATAATTAAGATAATCCCCGATTCCACTGCTAAGAACAGAAAGACATCTGGTAGATCAGACATTCAAATCTTAGAAGCTGAAGGGTTTGAGGTTATGCACACTAGAAATCCCTATGTAATGGATAGAACTAACAATGTGAATCGCTTATTAGAGCAGGGCAAGATAGTCATTGACCCTAAGTGTAAGAAGCTTATTGCTGATTTAGAAAAGGTCACATGGGTACAAGGCAAGAATCAATTAGATCAATTAAAAGATAAGATGCTTACTCACGTATCAGATGCATTAGGCTATGCGTGCTGGAAGTTGATGCCAATGGGTGGTAAGACAGGGGTAACTATTACAAGGAGATAGGGATGGATGAGGAAGAAATTAACAATACAATATCTGAGTTTATGGGAATGTATTATATAACAGACGGTGCAAATCCATTTGTTTCTGACCAAATTACAGGACACCATTGGGCAACATGTATAAAGCCATTTACCCAATCTCTAGATGCTCTTATTCCTGTAGTTGAGAAACTAAACTTAGCTTGGTCATTATACTTTTTCACAGACACTGAAAAAGATCAGCTGCAATATAAGGCTTATCTGGATAAATGCCTACCGAGTAAGTGTGATTCATGTGGGCATTCAGATTATTCTATGGCTGAAAGTGAAACGGTTACACCGGCATTATCCTTAGCAACTGTGTGTGCAAGGGTAATAAAAGACTCTAATTCTTGACCACCGCTTAACGCCTCCCTTAATATAAGACTATATTATTCAAAGGATTGAATTATGGTTGACCTCACCAATCTCGCCCAAGTCTCGCAAATTATTCATGAGATAGAAGGGACCGAGAATAGAGACCGTAGACGCTATGAATGGCGTGCATATGAGATCTATTCTGGGGATCAAAGAAAACACATATTAGATGAATTACAAAAGCGCTATCCCGTTGAATGGAACGCTATGTCAGTGTCTAATGTGAATATTGAGAAGAAAGTTGTTGATAAGAAAGCTAAGGTCTATAAGAACCCGCCTAAACGTAAACTAGGCGATGACATTAACGATGACTTAGATCGCATTTACGCACCATGGAACGCTTCATTCCAAGAGATGGATACGATATTTAACCGCCATAAGTCAGTAATGACATGGGTACAAAACAATCCCGAGACCCCTAGTGAGTTCAATCTTTTATCATTGGCACCATACACGTATGACCTAGTGATTAATCCCGATACGTTTGTCGTAGAGGCGGTAATACTTAACTATCCTGATAGGGAGATCACTCGCATTGATGGGAATGAAGATCGAACTAAGATTAAACATCCTGATAGTATTAATCAAGCCATAGCCGAGAGCCAAACAGATTCAGCAGAAGATTTTAAGACATATGCAATGTGGACCGCTGACAATCACGTAACTGTAGGTGCTACGAAAACCAAGACAGCAGGTGGTCAACTAATTACTAAGATCGATTACATTATTGACGAAGATAATCCAAGTATGATCAATCCTTTAGGAATACTTCCCTTCGTTTGGGTTACAAGTGATCCATTCGTACCTGAGTTTCCCATTAGCTCGCCTTTATCGTGGGAGTCCATTAATATTAATGTACTCAATAGCGATGTCTTAACAGCTATGGCTCATTCAATGGGTCAGCTCGTTCTCAAGTATCCCGAAGGTTCAAAGATCAAACAGATCCACCGTGGTCACACCATGAACATTGAGTTACCTCAATCTAATTGATTCTTGCCTTGTACCCATGTGACCTTTTCTAAATCAGCAATAAGCTTCTTACACTTAGGGTCAATGACTATCTTGCCCTGCTCT